CGGTCATGCCGGTTTAGTGGCCGCCGGGCGCCCTGGTTGTCTGGGTTGCTCAGTAACAGGGGCATCCCGATCAAACGCAGTCAGGAGCTGCTCGCCAAGTTCGTCGGCGGCCGCCTGGTTCTCCTCCTCAAACTGGTCGATCTGTTCGTCGGTATAACCCGCCTCTCGCAAAACCTGACGTTGGGAGACGCCCAACCGCTTCTTCGTCTCCAGATTCGCCAACTCGGCCTCATCGTCATAAAGTTGCGTGTTGGCCCATATGCAGTTGAGCCCGCCTGTCTGGACGCCCATCATGAGCAGGCCGAGAGACACGATATCTTCCCAGACATTGCCCCATGTGATTTGTCTGTGCTTTACTTTGGCCGTCAAGGGAGCATCAGCAACCTTGAGAGCAACACCCGATGGAAAAGACAGGTTAGAAGACTTGAAGTAATGCAAAGGCGTCTTGGTCGCGATCGCCATGTCCTCGCGGAAAGACTCTTTGACCGTGATGTACTGATCGAGATTCGCCCCTGGGAATTGGCCCAACGTCGCATCCGGCGCGCCAATTGTCCAGACCCGATTGACGCCCGGCACAAACACCTGCTTGGGCAGGCCGGTAGTTTCGTCAATCTCGGTCTCAACACCCGTGATCCAGCGTTGCGGAAAAGCGATGAATTCCTGAGCAACGAGCAAATCGCACACGGTTTTGTTGAGGGCATCCTGAATAGGAAGTGCATCGGTGAGCTCGCTTTGTCCAAATGCGCCAGATTTGGCCCGGTTGGCAAAGTGAAAAACCGGCACAACTCCATACGGATTCGGCAAAGGCCACGGCTCGCCGGCCACTTCAAACGGCTGGAACATCGTCGCAGACGAGGGCATAGAATTATTCGACGACTCAAACCCGTACTTCTCGATGCGGTCAGGATAGTACAACGTCAAACGCCAGTACAGAGCTTCGTCGTCATACCACATCTTGGCAGCCCTGATAACCGTCTCCAGGTTCTCGGGGTCGTACTTGACGGTACAGAGATGAGCGTCATTCGTAAAAATATGTGGCTTCCCATCAACATCGGGCCAAACAATCACATAGGCGTCTCCGCATCTGAGCGCCTCGGTGTGTACATCGGAGATCTTCTTGTCCATCCGGTTGAGACGCCACAGTTGTGCCGCTTCGTCAGCGACCTTGTCTTCCTGCCCTGGTGCGAGGTCCTGACTGGCGAAGCCGGTGATCTCGAGCCGGTCAACAATGGTGTCCACAATGACCGGACAGAGATTGTCGGCGAAAGACTTCATGAGCGAACCAAAAGCCTCGGTGAACTTGTCGGTCGCAAAGGCCAGCTTGTGGTCGCCGTAGTAATAGTTGTTGTAGTTGGTGTAGTCCAACTGCCGGGCCTGGATGTCTTCCAGCGCCCATTTGAGGTCGTCACTCATAGCACCCTCGTTGCTCAGTATGTGATGAGCTTGCGCGAACGTCCGTCGCCGGCCAGCATGGCCAAGCCGCCGGCCGCCGTGTCCACCTGGTCATCATGTGTCTTGCCATCACCAGAGAAGGCGGTGAGCTCGTCAAGAAAGTCTGGAATCCAAGAACCTCGAACAAGACAAACCTTCCCTTGTTCGGCGCGGGCCGATAATGGCAGAGCGCGTGAAAGCTTATCCCGATCAACATCAATGCCTCTGATCGCAACTCTCAGCAGCTCCCGCTTACGCATCATGACCTGCAGTGCAGCCAGGCCATGCATCGCCTTCTCTATGCCGTGAACGGTGCCCGGATCGCCCAACATCGTCTGCAACATGATCTTTTCCTGATCTGGCCATTCCCATTTTCCACGTACCATGTTGCGCAGATAAACCGTGCCATCCGGCCCGAGCGCCATTGCTACTGAGGCGGTGTAGTCTGCCGACTCCCTGACCGAAGCTGCCAGGTCCCAATACCTGACCCATTTCAAACCGGCCGGCGCTTCATCGACGATCCTAAACCACTCACGCTTGAACACATTGCCGACCAGTTCGACGAACTCGCCTTCGAGCTCCTGAGCGGCAAACTGGCTGGGATACTGAGCGCGCAACACATCGGCGAAGTCGTCGGGTAGAAACGGGTTGTCACCCGTCTTGGCATGAAAGAGCGCCGTGTTCGTCTTGCCCAGCCCGAACGTCTCATAGGTCCAATGCTGCCGGCCACGCGGCGTGAAAGTGGCACTGAGCCAACCTTGCTCACCGCGCTCCCTCAGACAAGCGATAATGATCGTGTAGGCCGCCTGGTCCATCAGGGACGCTTCGTCGAGCCAGGCTCCAGATAGATTGGCGCCTCTGGCACGTTCGGGATTGTCAACCGACCTAAAAATGACCTCAGCGCCATTGCCAAGTGTAACTCGCATCTCCGCCCTGTTGATCCGCTTGATGAACCGAAACCGAGCGCCAAGATCCAAGAACGAACGCCATGAGGAATCCTGCAACATGGGATAGGTAGGAGCATACACCCCATAAAGACGGTCATCCTGCGCTCTCAGCAACAGATCGCAGGCGCCAATCCATGACTTGCCGGCCCCGCGGCCGCCCACGAATCCCCGGTACAGAGCCTCACTATCAAGAAAAGCCTGCTGGGCTTCGTGCAGGTCAAGCGTCAGCTTCATCCGTTCTCTTCCGAATCACACGCGTCGTTATTTCAACCGGCCCTTCGTGACTCAAATTGACATTCTCGCGCAACACACCGAGCGCCTTACCGAGCTTTTCAAGCGCAGCCTGCGCATCGTACAATTCAATCTGCAAACCATTCCGCCCGTTACTTATCTTCTTGATCAGATGTAACTTGCCGGCCTTTTCAGCTTTGGCAAGGTCGATCTGGGCTCTTCCGGTTGCAGGATCAATCGACAGGAAGTCGGCCATGTTGGCGCGGGCCTGTTCTCCAAGACGATCGAGCACTTCGGGCGGCTTGACACCTCTCTCAGAGATGCGGCGTTCGAGCTCGGCAGCTATGTCAAGGTTTGACAGGTTCTGCTCACCAATCTGTCGAGCCGTTTTTGCAGAGTAACCCGCACGTCTGGCTGCCTCAGAAGCGTTCCAGCAATTGAGGTACTCTTCAACAAAAACGGTTTGGCGCCTGGTCAATGTCATGTGAATACCTTATCATACAGAGATGCGCCTAGACATCCTCTTCACGCACCGCACACACCTGCCAGATCGAACCGTCCTGATAGATCGGTAGCACCCGGCTGATGCTGTACAGCAACTCTCGGGCGCTGCGCATCTGCAAGCCGGTCAACAAGGCCACTTGCTTCGTCGTCAGTCCCTCACCGTGTGCCAACCACCACACAACGAGAGCAACCCGCTCGGATGGCGTCTCTGGCGTCATGCTAGAACTTTCTGTAACGCAAAGATCGCATCCCGGTTGTTGAGACCATGCAGGCGCGCATACAGGTTCACCACGTCCAACGGCTTCGGCGTACAACCCGCGAAACAACCACACAGTTGATTCCTCCTGTCGATCCAGAAAGACGGGTTATCATCGTCATGCAGTGGACACTTCGTGCGGTGCCAGCGACCGTCGCCAGATGTGACTTCCCCATGCGGTAGCAGGTCCTCTATCCGTAACTTCGCTTTGATGGAATCAACCAGGTTGGCAGTGATGGTCACCTGGTTGTCGATGATCGACCAAGGGTCCGACTCTTGGTTGCTCAGTATCTTGTGAGGAAGTTGCACTTGTTCAGGCTGTTCGGTATCAAGAAGGATTTGTAGGGGGAGAACATCACTCAACGTCTCAATGCGTGGGATGATCAGTCCTGGTGTCAGTGCTCGGTATGGCTTACCGGTCGGATGAATCGAACCTTCTCCGAGAACATAACCATTGCGCGCCTTTATGTCGATCCCCGGCAATTTCCTGTTGCGTTCGGGAGTCGATGACCAAACGTAAACATGGACTCCCCGACTTGTGCTGACCCGATAAGCAGTCTTGGCAACTCTGGATGCCAACGAAAACCGACCCTGTTTCGTGGCCCACCACAGCCAACGTGTATAGGTCGTATGTTCGTCAAAGTCCAGGACAAGCAAACCTTTCCAGCCCGTTACCACCCCAACATTCGACTCCTTACTGAACCAGCTCAGTATCGAGGCGGGTGTGGGCAGGCTCTTCTGATACTGTCTCCAGCTCAGCAAGTCGGGTGTTTTGTCCCGATGATGCACGGGAATCGTCGCAACTCCTAATGCATAAAATGTCTGTGCAGTTTCAATTGGTTGCATAGTTCCTCCGCAGTGTCCCATGTGTCCCAACCTGGACCATCCTTTGCATTAAATACCTCCCCATATATCTTTTAATCAATTCAAAATTTAGGGAGTCCTTTAAAGAAAAACATGGGGCAGGATGGGACAGTTGGGACATCATACCGGCGTGACCCCCTGATAGCACCAAACGCGGCCGCCGTTCTTGAGAGTGCGCCGGACGCGCTCGCAGCCGAGCTTCGTCATGATCGAGGCTAGATACATGCTGTGTTGGCGCGTGCTGCCGCCCCGTAGCCCATTTGTTTCAAGAGTCGTCAGGATTTCATGGGTGGGCGTCCAGGCCAGTGGGTTGTTCGGCTCGATCAGATAGTATTGCTTGAGAAGTCCTTCCATCGGATCGTCGATCTCATAACGCTCATTGACGCTGTTGGCGATCGTAGTCTCGTCTGGCGTCAAGTCCCAGGGCTCACCATTGAGATAGGCCGCGTTGGCTTCGGCCCAGACCTGGTGCTTGTCGACCGTCTGTGAGTAGCTCCAGTCGATTCTCGTCAAGTTGGCAATCATAAACCGCCGGTTTCCCGTCGGGTCATTCAGAACGCCGGTCTCGTTGTTGAACGTCCCGATGAAGTTGGCGAGCGCCGGCTTTACCATGTCAAAACGTCCATAGGCTTTTCTGACGGTGACTGTCTTCTGGGTGAGGAAGAACTTGAGCGCCTCTCGATCAGCTTTACGGGTGGTGTTGCCAAATTCACTGATCTCCCAGATCCATTTCGAGGCGAGGCGAATCTGGTTGTCCTTGTCATCGGGATTGATCGGCGCCTCGATGTAGCACTGTTCGACGACCTCGCCAATCCAGGCGGCGAAGAAGCTTTTACCGAGTTTTTGGATACCATCAAGAACCAACACGCGGTTCTGTTCGGCCTTCCTGGCTTTGGCGACTGCACCAATCAGCCAGCGCCGCAAGAAGATGGCAAACACACCATCCTTGTCAACGAAGTGATTACTGAGCGCCGCAATGTGTTGACCACCGTCATACTGGAGGCCATCAAGGTAACCATGAACCGGGTGATAGCGTTGATCGTAGGCTTCAGAGATGTAGGTATCTTCCATCACCTCGATCGAGTCCCAGCCTTTGTCACGCATCTGGCGGCGAATCTTGGCGGCGATCGGATCGCTCAGGTTCTGCCAGGCGCCATTGATCGACACTTCTACCATGTCGTTGAGCGTGTTCATGCGGAAGGTATAGCCGAGATCGTCGAGAGCCTTGAGATACTCAGCACTCTTGGCGCGCTTCTTCTTGACCGGCTGCTGCTGTGTCTGCAGGGTCTGAGAACGAGAGAGGAGGGCATTAGATAGAGCGGCTTGCAGCTCGGGCGGCTCGACAGCAATCGTCTGCGCAAAGACCAGATCATAGTCACCGGGACTGGCTGTTGTCAGAGTAGCGGCGATCGTCGACCACGGTTCGATGGTGGGCGGAGCCAGATTCGGAACCTGCGTCGTGAGATAGAGCTGCGCGAGCCAATCTAACCCACTGACAAACAAAGCTGGGTCGGCATCGGGATAGCTTTGGGTCAGCACATCCGCATCGGGAGTCGCCACGCCGGCCTGCGTTAGCGCGGCGTGGAGAGGAGTGACCCAGCTTGTAGCGGTGGTAGCCATGTTCATTCGACCAACTCAGGCACCGTGCATAACAGTCTGGCGACCCGTTTTTGTTGGCCGGAATCGCGCTCCATAACCTTGCGGTTGAGTTTCTCGCAGTCCTCGCAGAGCCAGAACTGGGTTAGTTTTTTACGTTCTGAGAGAGAGCCAAACACGGTCACTTCAACGGTGATGTGCTTGACGCCCTCTCTCTCATGACAATTCGCACAATATCTCATGTTGCTGTCCTTGTGTTGCCTTCCTTATTACTGAGCGCGGTTTGTTGAAGTCGTGTTGTCCTGAATGCTAGATGAACGTACAAGGGAGTACAGGAAATTGATCCGGTCAGCCTGGTTCTTGATCAACTCTGCGAGAGACGCGATAAGCGTTTCATGCTCATGAAGTTCGACCTCCATCTGTTTGGCCGTTGCCAACAGTGCGGGATAGCCGTTGATCTGAACGCGTTGCCAGTTGATCGGTTCCATCCTGTACTCCTTTGTGTTCGTTGCTTTTACGCGGCCGAACTAACGATACAGTGCGTTCGCCAAGCCGATCTCAGCTCTGCTCTGCAATTGCGAATCGTAGCGCTGCGAGACCATGCCGTTACCGCCCTCACGATGCGTGACCATACTTGTGCGTCGCTTTGCGGTTCCATACTCTACCTCTGCTTTGCTCCACTGAGCCTTACCTTGCTCTTGCCGTGCATACGCAGCCAAACAGTGCCATTACGAGACATTGCTCAGCATCACTCTGCTCTGCCCTTGCTGTACCTTGCAGGACCCGACAATACAGTTGCTCTGCCTTGCCAAACTTGACTGAGCCTGAGCGTCACGGAGTCTCGCACCACTGTACTCAAGCCTGGCCTCACGTAGCTTAGCTACGCCATTGCGGTGCGCTCGGTGTATAGAATCGCCAGTGCGCCACCGTACAAAACGTCACCTAAGCGGAACCTTGCTGAACATCACTTTTACAGCACTTCACCATGCTTCACCATGCTGTTGCTGTACCGCGCCTGGCATAACGATGCTGTTGCACACTTCGCTACGCCTCACAACGCTTTTACAATACATAACGCAACGATGCTTTGCTGTGGCCATACCTCGGCTCGCATTACCATGCCCTTGCTAGTCTTCCTTCACCAACTCATAGCGGAACTTGCCCCAACCGCCGCCGCGCCATTGGCCGATACCGTTGTAGTAACCGAAGTCAAGCAAATCCCTGAGCACCGCTTCGCTAATTTCCCCGGCAATGACCTCGATGCCAACTTTGACGGTGCATCCTTCTGGCAACATTTCGCTCCTGGCCAGCGCTACCCGGTCCCCCATTGCGGTCTGTGCGCGCAATGGACGTTCCAGGTAATCAATCAGATCGCGGATGTCATCACCGTTTGGTGGTGCGATCGGGATCAGGCGAGGTGACACATAGACATAGGTGCTCACCTTGCTCTTGAGGTTCTTGATGCCGCTGACATTTTTGGGGCCGTTCAACGCCTGGCCCGCTGCCTTCAGGAACCCTTTGATCTGGTAGTCCCAGAGCAGTGGCTTGTCGTCTTGGTTCTTGTGAAAAACGGTGGTTCCGCGCTCCAATGCATCCGGTAATGTCTCGATCTCGTCTTCCGGCAGGCTCATACCATGCCGGCCGGCGATGTAGGTGGAGGCAACGTCCCTCGTTGGTTGGCTGCCCAGGATCGGATTGAGGAAGATGATCTTGAGCTGATAGGTGTCGACTTGCATGTTGTTATCCTTTCGT